TCAGGCGGCGCGATCAAGCACCCGCTTCACCTGCACTGCGGACCACTCCCCACCCCGGGGCGTCGGGATGGCGCGGGCGTTCAATTCGGCGGCGATGGCACGCAGCGAGGCGGCACCAGCGGCTTGAAGCTCTTGGATCACAGAGAGGATATCCGAGGCCCGCGCCGCTGCTCGCTGCTGACGAACCTGCGTGGCGACGGCCTGCCCGGCGCCCGGGATCAGGTGATGCTTGGCCTTGCGGTCCCACTGCCCATCCCGTTCCACCTTGGCCTTCAGCGCGGCCCTGGTGCGCTCGGAAATCAGCCCGGCTTCAAGCTGGGCAATGTTCGCCATCTGGCGAAGGATGAACTCGCCAACCGCGCCGGTGACGCCCGGCAGGTCGCAGAACACCACGGGCACACCGGAGGCCAGCACGGTTTCAAGGAAGGAGGCGGAACGGGTCAGGCGATCCACCTTCGCCACGATCAGGGTAGCGCCCATGATGCGGCAGCGGGCCAACGCCTTGTGAAGCTCGGGGCGATCCGTGCGCTTGCCGCTCTCGACTTCGATGAACGGCGGGGCAATCAAGTCGTCACCCTCTTTGAGGTAGCGGGCAACGGTGGCCTCTTGGGCTTCGAGGCCAAGACCGCTGTTGCCCTGCTTCTGGGTCGATACGCGGTAGTAGGCGACAAAGCGGGTCATGGCCGTTACATCCCATCGCTATGTTCGTTGCGATGATATGTAACACCTCCCCGGGGGCGGGGCAAGCCCTATTCCATGTCCAAGATCGCCGCCGCGTGCTGATCGAACATCCGCATATCGGCCTTGGTCACGTCGCGAGACTTCTTCGCCATACCCAGGCTGATCAGCATGGCCTTCAGTGCGGCAGCGTTGCGGCGGTAGTTCTCTTCGTCCACCTCCTTCCCGGCGGCGATGGCGCATTCGTCGCGCTCGCACAGCACGGCAAGGGTAGCGGCCCGGCGCACCAGCATGGTTTCCGAGGGTGACAGCGTGCCGCCAAGCTGAAGGCACAGGTCATTCACCTGATCGCGGTAGCGGCGGGCCGTGAGGCTGCGCCCATCCACCTTTTCACCGGCAATGAACAGGTCGCCAGCGGTTGCGACGGGCGGGGTAGCTGTCTTGGAGGGCATCGGCATCGGTCGGGTTTCCGGGTGGGTTTTGGGTCGGTCTAAGCTGGTCAATGGCGCGGCGGACCTGGGGTTGGCCGTTTACAATTCGGTGCGGGATACCCGGGAGCGTTACGCAGCCCCCGGCGCACTCCTTTTCCCGCCGCCTTGAACGCTGGTGTCAGCGCCGTAGTCCCGGCGAGCGAATGGCCGAATGCAGACTGAGGCCGGGCGGGTTTCGCCTTCCGGGGACGACCCGGGCGCCTGCGTGCGGAGCTTCCGCCCCATGCGGCGCTATCGCTTCCTTGGGCGATGCGCTTCAGGGCCGTTTCCCGCACCATGTCGGGGTCAAGCCCGGCCATAAGGCACACGTCGCGGAAGTCTTTTCCGTTGCCCTGGAACCACAGACGCGCCCGCTCGCGCATCACTTCCGCCTCGTGAGGCGTGACGTGCTGCGGACAAACGGCATCTTCCATCGCCAACCGGATGACGTTCAGCCAAAGGCGCTGTTCGGGAAGCCAATGACCGGCTTTTGCATCCGCTTCAACACCAATGCCCGCCCGGTGCGAGGACTGGCGGGGATTGACGCCCTGGTGATGGCGGCGGGCGGATGGCGTGAGTTCCTTCACCGTGACGGGTTCGGGGGCCTCTTCCTTGGAGGTGAATGCCACCACGTTTCGGTCATAGTGGGTGACGGGCTTCATGGGATCAGGCGGGCGTTGTTGGCGCTGGCGACGGCCTGATAGGGCGCGATCATGTCGCGCACCAGCGCCGGGAGAGTGTCATTGCCACCGCTGCCGTCGAACGTCGCCGCGCTTTCGCCGATGCGTTCGGAGCGCACGTTGAACACGCTGCGCCGGATGCGGTCATCGGTGATGTCGTAGCGCATGAGGAAAAGCGCGAGTTCCGCCGTCGCATGAGCAATGGCAGCGGGAATGGCGTTGGAGGGGACCGGGCGCCCCTCGGGATCGGTGATGCCCGTGCGGGGCCATGCGAGGGCCTGGTTCTGGTTGGCGATGCGCCCGGCGAAGCGTTCGCGGCTGATCATCGCCGTCGCCATGCGAAGCGCCGCTTCCTTGTCGGCTTCGCTGGCAATGCCCCACTCGTGGGCACGCAGGCGGAAGCCCAGATAGGCGTCGGCATCGGTGAGGGTAATGAAGGTATCGGTCGCAAGCGTCAGCATGGTCGTTCATCCGGGAGGAAGCGGGCAAGGGAGGCGACCGGGAAGCNCCTCCCTTGCCCTTCGGGTGCCCGCCGCGCCCGGAGGGACCGGGCCGCAGGCTGTCGGGGTTGCTTGCTGCGTGGTGACTGTCCGACTGAAACCACCCGCGCCCCTTCGCCCCGAAGGGCACCCCGGCGCGGCGGGGCTATCCCTTACGCGGGCTTCTTCACGCCCTTCAGGCGGGCGACGGCGCGGGGGTGCTTGATGACAAGGCCCGAATACCATTCGATCCGCGTGCGATAGGCGGGCTTGGCGTCGATTTCGCCCAGGTCGCGCACGCTGATCGGCGCGGTCTGGATGCCGTGCAGGGCGTCGGGGCCGAACTTCACGGCATAGATCGAGGCGGTGGCGTTGTCGGTGCCCTGTTCTTCATCGAAGCCCAGGATGTCGGCGCCGGTGGCGTCCTCTTCCACCACGGCCATCGGGACGCCCGAATAGCTGGTGACTTCGCGACCGAACAGGTCGGGGCCGACGCTCAGGACGGACGAACCACGGGCCAGCTTGATGACGGCGCGGCGCATGGCCTTGTTCATCAGCAGGACGGACGGGGTGCCGCGCACGGCATCCACCAGCTTGTCCAGCATGTCGAGGTCCAGCGGGGCGCCGTTGGCCCCGGCGGTGATGACCTGATCGCCGGTCAGGCGCTTGTTCAGGCCATCGAACTCCTTGGGGTTGGCGGTGGTGTCGCCATCGAAGAAGGTCTTCAGCCACGCCAGGGTCAGGGCCTTGGCCTTCATGGCGTCATGCACGGCGCGGGTGTCGTTGTCGCCGGTGCCCATGGCGATCTGGGCAACGTCATAATCGCTGTCGCCGCCGATGATGGTCAGGGTTTCGGTCTGGGGATTGATGACGCCGGTGGACTCGTCATAGCCCTCGTTGAAACCGCGGAAGGCGATGCCCGGCAGCGCGGTTTCGATGTTGTAGGTGTAGGCGTTGCCCGCGATGTTCTGGAACGGCAGGGCGGCAAGAACCGGGTTTTCGGCGGCGAAGATTTCCACCACGCCCGACTGAAGCGGGTTGGGGTTCAGCTTCGCCCATTCCTGAATGGTCAGCATGGGGGATCAGTCCTTTCTCAGTGCTTGGCGCCGTAACCGGCAGCCATGCGAGCGACCGGCGGCAGGGTGGAAACGTCGGGGGTCTTGGGGGTGACGGTGGGCTTGCCGCTATCCGTCGCCGGGACGGTGACGGTGGCGTTGAACACGCCCGTTTCCTTGGCCCGCTGGAACCACGCCACCTGTTGCGCGGGGGACAGTTCCGAGGGGATCAGCGCCTTCATGTTTTCGGGGACGCTGGCAAGGATGATGTGGGCCATGTGCGCGACCTGTTCGGACAGGGCGGCAAGTTCAGTCTTTGCGGGATCGGCGGCGGGCGTGCCTTCCGGCGCCGGGGTGGCTTCGGCGGGGGTGGTCATGCGGCAATTCCGTTGTTGGCGGTGTTGGGGCAAAGGGCATCGGTTTCGGCCTTCCGGCGCAGCAATTCGGCGAACGCCTCTTCCCGGGTGCCGAAGCCGTCGGGGTTTTCCGAGCGCAGCACGTCCACCGGCGACCACACGCCAAGGTCAACCTTGGTGCGGGCGTTAGTCAGGCGCTCCGTCTCGGACAGGTTTTCCTGCATTTCGGCGAAATCGACGGCGAGTGTCGCGCCTTCCGGGATGGTGCCCGGGGCGTGGGTGTTGACCACGCGCTTGATGACTTCCCACAGGCGGGCCTCGTAGGTGCGCCACAGGGCAATGTCGTCCTGCCGGGCTTCGCGAAGGTCGATCTGTTCAACGTGCTTGGCCGCGCCACTCTCGCTGCTGCGGTCCAGGTCAAACACATCGGCGCTCAGGTCATTGGTGGCGGCAAGCTGCCGCATCGCGAACTGGATCGCTTCCAGCATGTCGCGAATGGGCGCGTTCGGGGTGGCATAGCCAAACCTGCCGTTCTCGGGAAGGGTGATGGCCCGATCCGGGCCGACGTTCAGCGCCTCGCCCGCCGGGAGGCCGGTGGCCCATGCCTGCCCGTGCGCCTGCAACTCGACGGAACGCCACAGGTTGGCGAGCGCAATGTTGATTGCTTCCTGGGTGGTGATCAGGTCATCGCCACCGGGCAGGAAAAACTCGTCATCCGGCAGGGTGTCGAACAGCGGGACGAAGGGCAGGACGCCATAGGGGTTCACGCGGCCCGGGTTGCCGGGGACGCGGATGGGATGGCCCCGGTGGTCCCGGCGGGTGTAGCCGGTGACTGTCCAGTCCGAATACTCGGTGTCGGTGGCCTTGGCGCCGGTGTGGGTGACGATGATCCGGGCGGGGTTCTCGGGATCGTCGGCAACTACGTCAAGGATGTTGGGGGTGATGACGGCCAGCGCCGGGGCGGTGCCCTTCCACTGGACCTGAAGGGCCGTGGTCTTCAACAGCTTGGTCAGGCGCGAAGCCCGCTTCAACACCACGTCGGCATTCAGCGCCCGATAGATGGCCTCGCCCGCCGCCTGATCCATGCCGCTGAAGGTGCGGCGCGGGGCGATGCGGTAGAGGTTGGCCCGTTTGTTGATGACCTTCTTTACCACGTTCAGGGTGAAGACACGGAACGCGGTCGGGTCCGACCACCGGCGGGTGATCAAGCGCAACGTCTCGTCGGACTGCCGATCCGCGTAATAGCGCAGCGCCTTTTCGGCGCGGGCCTTGCGGTCAGCACTCGCGTTGACGAGGGCAATGATCGGGTCGGTGGTGAACATACGCAGCATCTTGATCGGCTAAATGTTTAGACGTTAATAGTCTAAACATTTAGCCTTTTGCCGTCAACAGGTCACGCGGCCCTGGGCAGAGTGTGGGCGCCGATGTTCTTCAGCTTCACGGAAAGGAACTCCTCGAAGCTCAGGGGCGTCAGGTGCCCCCGGTCCCGATAGGCCCGATACAGGGCGTGCGCCGTCAGCATGGAACGGCAGCCCTCGCCGCACGGCGGCACCCAATCCCCACCGTTGAGGGCGCACAGGCGCACCGCCGGGCCGCTGCCGTGGCAGTGGATGCCCACGATCTCATAGGGGTTCAGCTCCACATCCCGCAGGGCGTAGACGGCCCACACGAGGCTGTAAACGTGGTCATCGTGGCAGCCCTTCGCGGCCTCGAAACGCGGCGCCCCGGCGGCGCCATTGCCAGCGGCGGCAAGGCGATACTCGAAGGTGCCCATTTCGGACAGCAGCCGGTCAAAGCTGGGGTGGATGTGCAAGCGACCTTCAGCGGCGGCGTTGTAAAGGGCCGTGAAGGCGTTCGCCTGCCGCTCTGCGGTCGGGTGAATTACTTCGTGGTCAAAGGTCTGATCCGCGCACCATGCCGCCACGTCCTGGCTGTTATAGGCTTCCAGGGCGGCCCGCTTCATGCCGAACTCACGGGCGTAACGGGTCAGGGCCTTCTTGATGCCCCCGGCGCTGCTGAAGGCGATCTTGTCCGAAGCCAGGACGAAATAATGGTCCTCTTCCCCGATCAGGGTCTTCAGCACTGCCGTTGTCACGGTGGCGTCACCGTGCATCGAGAAGCCATAGGCGCGGTCAAGGCCACCACCGACGATGAACGCGGCCCCGCCGGTGATGCTGGGCACGTCCAGCTGATAGGAGTCCCGGCAGCGGTCCAGCACTTCGGGCGGGAACAGGGCCGAAACGCCACTGGTCCACTGGTTCAAATGCTGCTGCGTGAACTCTGCCGGGAGCATCTGAGCGGCGCGGGACCGCAGGGCCGCCGGGGTGATCCACGGCGGCGCGTTGTCGCAGGCGTCGGCAAGGTCACGATAGGCGATGTGGGAAAAGAACAGCCTCGGGTCTTCCCCGCGCTGGTCAAGCTGGTAGAGGGCGAACAGGGGCGACGTGCGCGGCCCCACGGTGCTGTCAACGAGAACCAGGCCGTCGTCGGTGTCGATGGTGCTGGACGCGAGAACCTGATAGGCCGCATCCGAGGTTGCCGCGTGAAGCTCGGAAACCTGAGCGATGGTCAACTTCTTACCGTAAAGGGCCGCCGGGTTGGCGCTATAGCCCTGGATCAGGTTGCCGAGAGCCGGGTATTCGATCCGATCCGCCGTGACGCTGATCGTGCCCGCCTTGATCATGGCGGCGGTGTAGGGCGTCTGTTCGAGGATGGTGCGGGCCAGCTTGAACGCGGTGTCCACCGTCTGCTTCTCGCTGTTCGCCACCATGGCGACGGTCTGCGTCTGCCGGGTCAGGAAGCGCCACACGATGATCAGGGCGCTCGCCAGCGTCTTGCCGTGACGGCGGGGCCAGCACAGGACGATGGTGCGATACTCGCCATCGAGGGCGCGGCGCAGTTCTTCCCGCTCCCGGTCGCCGGGGACATAGACGGTGAACCCGCCCTTGCTGGCGGGCACCCGAGGCTTCACGTCTTCCAGCCAGCGGAAGAACCCGGCGGAACCGTCACGCCACAGGGCGACATTGCTCTTCGCCGCGCCAGTCGTCACCGGGCGCCCCCGGCGTAGGCTAGCAGGTCTTCAAGCTGCCCGAACAGGTCATCAACCTCTTCATCGTGGCGGCGGGCCGTCTCGCGGTCGCCACGGGCAAGGGCCTCGTCGGCAAGACGCTGGTGTTCGTCGATCTGGTGACGGAGGGCGGCGACCATGCCGCCGCCAATGCGTTCCAAGGCGTGCCAATTCGCGTTGGCGGCACGCTGAAGGGCCGGGTCGGGCCAGAACTCCCCGAAGGTCATGGCATCCTCGTTAAACGTTTAGACATTAATAGTCTAAACAGTTAGACTTGCCCGATCAACGGGAAAGCAATAGGCTCAGGGCCATGACGGAAACGACGAAACCGAAGCGCACCCGCCCCGATCTCGTGACCGGGCGCACCGTGCCGTGGGGAACCAAGCTCTCGCCCGAATGGATCGAGCGCATCCGCGACATTTGCCACCGGGACCGGATCAAGGCGAATGACCTGATCGAACGGGCCGTGGAGGTCTACGAGGTGGAACAGGGCGGCGGGCAGTTCATGGCCCGCCTGGAACTGCTGTTGACCCAGGCCACCCCGGCGCAGCGGGAACAGGCCCGCGCCATCATCGAAAAGCTGAACAGGGAAGGCTAACGCCCCATCCCGGGGATGGTTGCTCCACTTNCCCCGCCGAAAACCTGTCCGCCGGGGCCAAGAGTTTTCCTTCTTCTGAAGAAGACTCTCTACCCTATAACCCTATTATATAAATATGGGCCTGCGGACAGGTTTTCGGCGGGGTATTCCATCAACGCCCCTCCGGGGTGGGCCGAAGGCCCCATACCTCCGCTTCAAGAAACTCGACCACCTTCCGCTTCCTCTTCATGGCGTCGGGGGTGGTGGTCCCCGGGGGCAGCCCCATTACCCCGTCGAAAACCTGTCCGGCCCTGATCATCGTCGCCGGGCGTCCGGTGCGGCGTTCCTCTGCCGGTCCCCGGGCGCATTCCAGGGCATACCACGCGGCGGCGTATTCTGGCGCCTTGCCCACAAGAGGGCGCAGCTTCGGCGGCAGTGGGCGCACGGACATGCGGGCTTCAAGTTGATCGCGGCGGCGGTGGAGCTCAGCGGTCAACGCCTCATGGTCAACCGCAGGGGCGGCGGCGATCTTGGCCGCGTGCTGCTGGTCGCGCTTCAGCTTCTTCCGTTCAGCCTCGCTCAGCGGCGCCGGGCGGGGTGCTGCTGGACGCGAGGCAATGGCCCTGGTCCGCGCCTCCCTCTCCCGTTCCTTGGCCTCTTCGTCCCGCTGCCTGCGGGTCTGAAGGCTGGCCCGCCCCGCTGCGATCATGGCGGCAAGCTGGGCCGGATCGCTTTCGCGATCATTGGCATCCTCAGCAAGGCCCCCACATACCTGCAACCCGACCTCCGGGGCGTCAATGTCGGCAAGAAGCGCCTCTATCTCGCGGTCACGCTCCGCGGAATATTCAGCAATGCCTTCATCGTCGAGCCCGATGGAAGGGCCATCAATACGAACCCGTGAGCCATCTGGAAGAATGGCCCAAGTGTCTGGAGTAGCTTGCCCAGCACGGCGAACCATCATATAATTTCCCGTCTACCTTCTTCCGTCGCAGCCCCGCCACCGTGCGGGGCTTTTTATTTAGCTCACTTCTTTTGCCGCCCGCGCAATGCAGTCGGCAACATCAACGGCCATGCTGGGCATTGCCGCCCATGTCCCATCCTTCCTTTCTCCTGTGAAGGTTTGGATGGTCACGCCGGTTCCCTGCCGCCGGATATGTAGGCGGGTGTCGTTGTCCAGCGCGATCTTGAAGTTCGCAACTTCGCGCTCAGCCACGCCACGGAGTCCGAAGGCGATCCTTTGGGCAACATCGGGGACCGCAGCAAGCGGAGGGCTTTCGAGTTGCCCCGCTTCGTCGCGTGCTTTCTCGAACAACGAAATCATCACCCGACGCCCGGAGCCATCCGGGCTTTCTTCGTTCCATACGCGCACGCCCGGAACCGGTTCATCTGGGAATGCCACGCGCCACGCATCGGTCACGCGGTCATCAATCCATTGCGCGATCTTCTTCCCCTCCAATTCTGCGAGGCGGGCGAGTTGCTCAACCCGGCGGCGGTCGAGGGAAATGTTCACCTGATTGGACATGGCACTCACTCAGTCAGCGTTGACTGACACCATCATCGCACATGGCTGTTGACAGGGCAACACATAGGTGAGTATCGTCCGCCCTGCCAGCCATACGAATAGGCGAGTATCGCCGCATTCGGATAGGCTGCTTATCGCCAATAGACACGGAGAAGGCCATGAACAACGAGCGCCGCAAGCGCATCACGGAAGCCCTCAACCTCCTTCAGCAGGCGCAGAGCGTCATTGAAGAGGTGCGGGACGAGGAACAGGAGAGCTACGACAACATGCCGGAAGGCTTCCAGAACGGGGAGCGCGGGGAACGGGCCATGATGGCGATTGACGCCCTGGAAACGGCCTTCGGCGACCTTGAGGGCGTCATGGGTTCACTCGAAGAGGCTGCGGCATGACCCGGAAGCGCCCCATCTGCTTCCGCGTCGAGTTCGACGACGGCAGCACCGCCATTGAAACCATTGACCCGGATGTTCTGCGGGGCGGTAGCGATTGGACCGCACGGTTCATCATTCAGGATCGGATCAGCAAGGAAGCCCGGGAAGAAGGCAGCACCTCGCAACGGATCAAGCACGTCCAAAGGACGGCTTGCCCTCAATAACCCACCAAAGAGAAGGAGAAACTGACCAATGCACATTCAGAAGATCAGCGAGCGCGAGTTCTGCGAAGTCCTGGGGGCCATGCACCAGCTTGAAACCATCACCCAGAAGATCGAACTCGGGTCGGTGGTGCTCTACTGCGGTGACAGCCCCTACCATGACAACCCGGTGGTGCTGTTTCAGGACGCCATGAGCGGGACCATGCTGGTGGTCAGCGCCGACGAAGAACCTGCCCCGATCGTGACCGTCGAGGAAATCAAGGACATTGACGACAACATTCAGCGGTTGCGGAATGACATGACGAGGCTGTGGGAGCGCGTCATGGCGTTGGAAGCCATGCGCAAGGCTGCGTGAGCAAGGGAGGAGGCCCACCATGATCAGCACCCGCGCCCGGCTTGCCGCCGCCCTCATGGTGGGCTTCCTCGCGCCCCTGCCTGTCTACGCGGATGACTTCGGGGATGACCTGTTGGCGCCCCGCGTGGATCGGGACCAGGGGCGCGGCTACGTCCTGCGGGACGAACGGGGCCGTCGCACGGGCATCCTTAAGCAAGAGGGCGCTAACTACCTGATCCAGCGTGACAACGCAGGCCGGCGCACAGGCACCGTGGAAAAGGACACCACCGGGCAGTGGATCATGCGCGACACTGCCGGGCGGCGAGTGGGAGTTATCGATCATCAGTGATGAAACCCAAGGTCTTGAGACAATACCCGCAAGGGTTTACCCTTCGCCATCGGCTTATATCGATGGAGATGGCTTATGGCTTTCAAGGTTGGGGATATCGTTCAACTCAAGTCCGGTGGTCCTGAAATGACCGTGGTTACGGTTGATCAGGATGGCAAGGGCGTTTGGGCGGCTTGGTTTGCCGGAAAGAAAAGTGAAAGGTCGCATTTCCCAAACGAAGCTTTGAACACGCCCCCCGCTACGAAGGATGGCGCCTAATGCCTACGGCTGATGACGTCGCCAATTGGATGTTCAGCGAGGTCAAAAGCAAACGCTGGCTTTATCAAGATGATGCCGCCTTCACCATCGAACGGCAATTCGGGACAGCCTTTGTCTATGAAAATGACAATGGCAATACAGCCATCGGGAAAGATGTGCTGAAGGCTTTTCGCAAGATTTCTAGCGACGATGTCGTTTGGGAGAGCGGGGAGAAAGCGTGGCGACTACGCGAGAAACACGACACTCCGGGACGCCAACAGAACTAG